ATCGATATTCATCGCCGCGATCTCATACCAGTTCACAGCGTTCAAAAACGCCTCGGCATAATCCAACGCAATGCCTGACGCCTGTCCGCCAACAGTCTCCAGAGCCATATCGCGCAAGTGCTGCCCAAGATCGTAAGCATCCATGTCATTGTCGCTGGAAAAATCAGCGTCAAACATCTCCAGATTGACCCGCCACGTTTCGTAATTCGTCCAGCCGTTATATGTTTCGTCAGTCATCACGCCCATCCTTCCACAGCTTTGACAATCTCCGCGATAACGTCCGCAGTCGGTGAACCCGCCTCAAATCCGCAATAACCATCATCCTGCAACTTGTTATGCAGTGCCCCAATCAACAGATACATAAGACCCGCCTGTTCAACCTTGCGCTTCTCCCGCGCCCCGCCCTCAATGACGTTATAAACGTCCGGTTCAAAATCCTTGTTCATCATGCCTCTCCCTTCGCTTTGGCAATCGCTTCTCTGGCAGCATTCAGGCGAGTCTTAGCCTCGGTAATCCACGCCTCGCTACCGCCGTTGTCTATGGTGTCCTGAATGCCACCTACCAAATCATCTATAACGGATTCCAAAGCAGCCAACATATCAGGTGCAGCCGCTATCAATCGCGCATGGGCCTCGGCCTCGTCCAGCTTCACCCCATAAGAGCCGCCGCAATGGGCACGGGCAACATTGCGCCCCCGTGCGTCCATCACTTCCGTTTCATTCCCAGCGTTTAATCTCCAAGCCATCACGCCGCCTCCTCTTTCGTCACATAACGGCGGACAGTCGCCCAAGCCGATTCAACCTGCTCCGCAGGGAAATATTCGGGGAAGCTAACAACCACACACTGCGCCGCGCAATCCTCCTCAAACCATTGCGACGAACCCGACCAATATTTCGCATAGTCGCGCATCTCTTTCGTGATACGGGGCAACAATTCACGGGCAACCCAGATGCCGCCGTGCGATGCCGTCGAAACATAAACGATGCCCTCCGCAATCTGTTCCTCTTCTTGAACAGTGCCCCAAGGGGATGATTTACCTGTCAACGTGAATGTCATTTTAAACAACCTTTCCAATGTCAATCAGCTGCAACGTCACACTGCAACCTATTGCCAGTCATAGTTCAATGCATTTTCGTATGTCAACAGCAAATCGCAAAAAAAACGACAACTATCAATTAAACCGATATATTTTCCAAAATGTCACGGTTTTGCCCAAAAATGTCACGGATAGCGTGACAACTAACCTGCTGATAATAAACGGAAATAATAGGGCCGATTCGGACCTGTGACAAGTTTGTGACAAGCAAGTCGTTGTTATATATGGGGAATCCCAAAAATGTCACGGATTTCCGAAAAACATATCCCTATATATATCCCCCTCCCCTGTATACACTATGTATACACTTATTTTTTCAGGGGGTTGTATATATATAAATATCATGACATTTAGATTTATATATAAAAAAGGGCGGATTTCAGCCGTTTTTTCTGTCACAAGGGCGTGACATTTTTGGGGTTAGGCGTGACAAATTGGCCTCAAACCCGCAGAAATCAGCCACTTTTTTTGTGACATTGCCGAAAATCCACGCCTTCCTATGTTATTCAACCGATTGTCAACAGCGTCAACAGGGTGGGCGCGCCATCCTATGTAATTCAACCCCAGATTATGATTGCGCCGGACAAAAAAAGGAGAGCCGAAGCCCTCCTGATTTCGATCGAAATTTTCCTGCCTCAATTATAAATCAGGTTCGGGCAGGGTGGCATACTGTCCCATGTATCGTGTGGGAAGGCTGGCTCGTCTTCCTGCACCCATCGAGCGCCGTAGGAGCCATGCTCATTGCTCTGACCACCATATCTGGGGTCACTGTTTAGCCAGAGGGTCTTAACGCGCTCACGCACCTCCTCTGGGGCTTCCTGAGCGCGGCGGGTTAGCTCCTCCATTACTTCGTCTAGGCTCTCACCCTCCACCGATAGCGGACGATACTTGCCCAAGAAATAGATTGTCCCGATGTAGTGGGTCACTTCACGGCTCCCATGTCGATTGTTGTCCAGTCCTCGCCCTCGCCAGCCTCACCGACTGAATAAATATCTTCGCGGTGATAGGCTTGCGTGTCGGTATCGTTCAGCTGCAGGAGCGTTAGCATCGTGCGGACAGTGCTATTCCATAGGCGGTCATCGTCGATAGTCTCGCCATTCAGCGCACCGACGATTTCATAATCGCCATCGCTGCGCTCCCATGCAAACGTGATATGGTTCGGATAGCGGCGCGACTTTAGGTCGGCAATCATCGCTTCGATTTCAGTCTGTGTCATATATTCCCTTTCCTTGTTGGCGCTAGTGCCAGCCTCGGCGCGGCGGTGAGGCCGCGCTCCGGTGGTGCTAGTTGCCCCTGATGGTGTGCTTGATAACCAGTATCGATAGGAGCAGGACGCCCCAGAAAAACGATAGCACGATGATGTGGGCGGTCATGCTGATTCCCTTTCGACGCGATAGAAGCAATAGCCGTCATCCTTGGCGCTACGGGCCATTGTGTATTCAATGCGCTCGTCGCCGTCATCATCCATCAGGATAAGCATCAGCTTCTCAGCTGCTAGGGCGTGAGCGTCCTCGACGTTCAGCTCGTATGGATAAGGGATTGTCACCTGACGGGCTCCGTTCGTTGCCTTGATGCGTGAGCCTCGCGTGTCGGTCGGGCCTTGATAGCGTGTCCGTATCATCAGTTGAGCCCCTTCATTGCTGCGCCAGTGTGGAGCGCGTCCTCTGCATCGTTGGTATAGTAGGCAATGGCCTCCTCGCGCTTGGGTTCCAGATTGGGGAGCGTTACCCGATACTCGGCCCAGTCCCGCGAATAGGTGGCCTTGCATCCCATTGCCTTAAGCTGGGCCAGTGTTTGTTTGATAGTCATGGTTACATTCCTCCCAAAATGATGATTGCTAACAGTGCTTTGAATGTGAGGGCCGCGAAGGCCATCGCGTGCATGGTGAAGTCTAGGTCAGTGCGTGTCATTTGGTTACCTTTCCTTTGATTGAACCCTGTAATTATTTTGCATCAACAGATATGTCAACAGCATTGTCATCAGGTGCGCCATCGGTTCGTCGCATTGTATCATCATCTCACCGCGCAGGGATGCAATCGCTTTGCAATCGCGGCGGGAAGCACTGCCTCGACCGCCGAAAATCAGGTCAGGTCGGCCCCAGCTGCAGCCAGAAACCCCCACCCACCCACTTTGCCCAGCTTGTGTGCGTTTTATATCTATATATAGCCACTCTCACCCACATTTCCCGCCAAAACAGTTGGGCTTGTTTTTCACCCCCCACCCCCTGATAATGGCCCCCTTTGTTTATAACTGCGGATCTAAAAAAATTTATATATTGTATTAATGTCGTTGATGATTATAGAGGATGGATATGGATTGGGATGATGACGATTTTGGATTAGGCTCGTTGATCAGCGGTGAAGAGGCTGAGATCGCGATGCGTGAGGACCGTGACTTGGTTTTTGCGCGTGAGTATGTGCGGTTGAGGGCTTTGAAATCGAAGAACGCTGCTGAGTTGGCGTGCGTCCGGGCCGGGATTACGAACCCTGAATATCACATCAAGGTAGTTGCGGAGCGGCAGCTGGCGCGTGTGGAGGTTCAGCGTTTGATTGCTGATGCTGAGACATCGGGGCTGGCGATTGAGCGGACGGAATACACGCGGGATTTGTTTCTGGATGAGTTGCAGGCGGTTCACGAACGGGCGTTGGATGCGAAGAACTTCACGAGTGCGATTAGTGCGGTGAAGACGCAGGCTCAGTTGCTGGGGATGATGGATCAGACGGTGAATGTTAACCATACGGTGACGGCGAAGGATCTGGATTTGCAGACGTTGCGTGCGATGGTTGCGGATCGGGCGAAGCCAGCGATGGTTATTGAGGCGGAATATAGGGAGGTAGAGGGATGAATGATATTGATTGGGTGCAGATGAAGTTTGACCCTGAGCTGATGGTGAACGTGCGTGAGATGATCCGCGTGATGCGTGGTGAGATTAAGACGTTGACGGAAGATCAGTGGAGCGAAGCGAAAGAGTGCTGCGCTGACGTGATGGAGCAGTTCTTGGAGCTGCGACGCGGCGAATGATATATATCCGCGACGAGTGTGGGCCAGTTAGGACGGGGATTAACGTGTACCCGTGGCGCTCAGGCTCTGTGGGTTTTCTGGTTGCCATAGGCCGCGTGCGTTTCATGCTGAGATATTCGCGGGTGTCGGGTTTGCTGGACTGTTACGGGTGGCGTGAATGAACGATAACCTGACGATGGATGATTTGCTGGCGGAGCTGGTGGCCCGCGAGGAGGCGATGGCATCGTTTGCTGCGTATATTGAGTATGTGAGTGGGTTGAAGCCGCCCCCGCACTTGAAGTTGATCTGTGACAAGCTGGACGATGTGGCGAATGGTAAGATCATGCGTCTGATGATCTCGATGCCGCCGGGGCATGGGAAGTCGTTTGCCGCGTCGCATTACTTCCCGGCCTATTACTTGGCGAAGAATCCTACGAAGAACGTGATCTTTTCGACGCATAAGCAGGAGCTGTCGGATTCGTTTGGTCTGAAGGTTCGCAACGTGATCAAGAGCGACGAGCATCGGCGTTTGTTTCCGGATGTGGGTATTAGTGCGGACAAGACGGCGGCTGGCGAGTGGATGACGACGCAGGCTGGTGGTTATCACGCGACTGCGGTTGGCGCGAACGTGACGGGTCGGCGCGGGGATATATTGATTGGGGACGATTTGCTGTCGGGCATTCAGGCGGCTGAGTCGGACAGTGAGCGGAATAAGTTATGGGCATGGTACGGGGCGGATTTTTTCACGCGCCGTAAGAACAAGGACACGCCGATCATCCTGATAGGGACGCGCTGGCATCTGGGGGACCACATGGGTCGCTTGGATCAGGGCGAACGGGATGGTGAGGGCGAGAAGTGGGAGCGGGTGGTTTTGCCCGCGCTGGCGGTGGATAACGACATTTTGGGGCGAGAGCCCGGAGATGCACTGTGGCCGGAACAGTTCCCGAAAGAGGAACTGGAGAAGATCCGCCGCCAGCCTTCCACGACGAGCCGTATCTGGTCGTCGCTGTATCAGCAGAATCCGGTGGTGGATGATGGTGGTATCATCGATCAGAAGTGGTTTAAGTGGTGGCGTTCGCCTGACCCGCCGGAGGTGAAGTACGTTATACAGGCGTGGGATACGGCGCTGACGGCGAACAAGACATCGGCGTATAGCGCGTCCACGACGTGGGGCGTGTTTGATGACGATAACGATATACCGAACCTGATATTGCTGTCGGTGTGGCGTGAGCGTGCGGAGTGGCCGGTTCTGCGGCGCATGGTTCAGCGGATGGCGACGGATTACAGGGACGATAACTATCGCTTGCCCATCAAGGCATCGAAGAACAGGCAGCCGGATACGGTGCTGGTGGAGGCGAAGGCGAACGGCCAGATGCTGATACAGGATTTGGGTCGTGCGGGAATTGTTGCAACGCCGTTTAATCCTGATAAGTTCGGCGACAAGATAGCACGCGTTCGATTGGTGACTGACTTGATTGAAAATGGTAGAGTGTGGCTACCGGCAATGAAGCCGTCATATGATGAATTGAGGCCGTGGGCGCGTGACTTTATGGAACAGTGCGTGCAGTTTCCTGCAGCTGATTCGAGGGACTGGGTTGATACTATGACGATGGCGTTCTTGCGGGTCAAACAGTCTGGTTGGGTACACAATACGGAAAACCCGTATGAAGAGGTATACGATACGCCACTTGAACGCGTATCGTTTTATTGATAGGAGGCATAATGGCCCGCAAACCGATGACACTCGCAGACACGCTCCGCCCTCAGTTTGAGGGCATTGGTGGTGTTGATGTTGATATGCCTGAGGGCGAAGTAGAATACGAAATCGAAATGGGCGGCCCTGAGATGGTCGATGGCGCTGAGATCACCGAGCTGGATGATGGCGGCGTTGAGATTGATTTTGAGCCTGCGGAAGACGAAGAAGAAGAGATTCGGCACGACTCGAACCTTGCGCTACACATGAACGACATGGACTTGACCGGGCTGGGCGAGATGCTTCTAAGCGGCGTTGAGGAAGACAAGCAGAGCCGGGGCGAGTGGGAAGCCACGATGTCTGAGGGCATCAATCTGATGGGCCTGAAGATCGAAGACCGCTCGACGCCGTTCAAGGGTGCGTGCGGCGTTTTCGATCCGTTGCTGGCTGAGGCTGTGGTGCGCTGGCAGGCTGTGGCTTGCGGTGAGCTGTTGCCAGCCGGTGGCCCTGTGAAGACGCAGATCACGGGCGTAGCGAACGAGCAGCTGGAGGCGCAGGCGTCGCGGGTTAAGGATTTCATGAACCTGTACCTGACGGAACTGGCCCCTGAATTCTATGAAGAGTTCGACCAGATGCTGTTCTGGCTGGCGCTGGTGGGCTCGACGTTCAAGAAAGTATATCAGGATCGGCTGCTGGGACGCCCGGTGAGCCGATTTGTTTTGCCGGATAACTTCATTGTTGCGTATGGCACGACCGATTTGGAAACATCGCCGCGTTTCTGCCACATTACGCCTATGACGCGCCGTAATTTCCGCTTGGCACAGCTGGCTGGCGTGTATCGCGACATTAAGGTCGGTGATCCGCAGCCGGATGATACCGATCAGACGCCGATTCGTGCGCAGGTTGACGGCGTTCAGGGCGTTGAGCCGGGCGCTGAGGGTACGGAAGAGTACCGGATTTACGAGGTTTACGCTGACCTGAATCTCGAAGGCTTTGAGAACGAGGATGGCATTCCTCTGCCGTATATTGTTACGATTGAAGAGGGTAGCCGCAAGGTTCTGTCGATCTATCGGAACTATGAGGAAGGCGATCCCACGTTCCAGCGTCAGGGTTCGTTCGTTCACTATAAGCTGATGCCCGGCGTTGGCTTCTATGGCCTTGGATATGCGCACTTGCTGGGTAACTCGGCGAAGACGGCGACATCGCCT